CGCTCTTCCTCAGTTGTTAGCATGTGGCATCCCGATAGTTCCACTGATCTTTGGGTCACAACAATCGACGCATTGGAAATGCGCCAATCGATTGATCACCAAAGGGGTTAGAACTACCAGGTTAGCCATCATCTATCAACCCTAATCTCTCCAGGGATGTGGCATTTCTGTCACATGGTCTAGAGATACCCACCGCAACTTACTTTTAGTTGTCGGTCGCTGCTCGTATCCGTGGGTCCATGGAATTCCAGGACCCGGTTCTTCAGTGAAGAACTGGAACAAAGCAGTGTCGTCGTTGGTCGGCGATCTTGACACAGACGATTTACTCGTCAGTGCACGGATCTCGTAGCGTTGCAAGTCATCGTTTCGCCGCATCTTAAGATGCGGGTTCGTGACAGGTAAACGCGACTTCAGACCAAAGACACCAGACCGCTGGGCTACATGAGGCACGAGCCTCGGTAGTGTCGACGCGAGTTGGTGAGCGGTATTCAACAAGAACTTTTGGTAAAAGTTGTTGTGTGTCCCGACCACGCTCGCTAGCGAATCCGGTCCGCCGTCGTATGGGGTCTTCCAATACGCTGGTGTCACATTGACACCACGAAAGGAATCAACGCCGCATGACTCTCTGAAATTTCCATTCCAGAAAGACTTGCCCTCGTTGACCTTGAACCAAAGTAGTTCAAGGGCTTCTACGACTAGCTCCCTACTGTCAACGGGGACGATAATATCGTCGCCGTAGACGGCTACCTCTCCCGTTAGGGCCAGCACGTTCCGCATACATGGCTTGAGCCTGCGACTAGTCAATGTCGCAGCAAGAGCTATGGAAAGGAACAGCAAGGACTCCACAGGAAAGGTACAGGCGTTACCCATAGTTGAGAATTTTCTCAGTTGGACTGACCTGTCCTCAAATTCGATCCCTTGCGGGAGTCGAACAGGACGTGAAAGTCGAACGCTACGGGTCCGTGTTGCACGCAGGGCACGCAGCAGTCTCGGATTACTCCGAAACAGCTGCCCGACGCACAGACAGGTTACTCGATCGCTTGCCATCGATAAATCGATGGTAGCTAACGAGCCATCCAAAGAACCCATCGAGCAAAGCTGTTGGTTAAACGTTTGGTCGCGAAAGCGCACAAACTGAGTAAGCCAAGTCGCTCCTGCTCGGTCAGAGAAGAAGTGGGCCAAATTTTGTTGGCACCACATCTTACTAGCCGGCTCTGCCGCGATAAGACGCGGCTTCCGGAAGTCCTTCGGAACAGCAACCATTCGACTTTCAAGCTCTTCTGAACTTGGCAAGTTAGAACGGTATGCACTGTCAGCCCATGACGAATGGCTATAGTAGCCATAGTCGGCAACGGGGTACTCGGTTTCCAAAGAATCTGGCCAGTTCGTCCAGCAATACTTGTTGGACGGGCCAGTTCTTTCAGAGATCGCGCCAGGGCCGTGTCTGAACTTCCATCGATCTGGATCATAATCCCCGATCGTGGAGGTAACAGCACCCGACACGAAGTCAAGTGCTGCCAGGACGCGTCTGAGTTCCTCACGCTCACGCGGAGGCAGAGTTCGCACTCTGCATCCGATGAGTTCTGACGATCCGAATCCGCGATATAGTCGACTTTCGTCGGCATGATCGTACGATTCATGGTCTTCTCCTCTCATCAAAGTACTAGGTGCGAAAACATCCTCGCTCCAGAACCGACAAGGTTCCGGTAGCGACTCATCAACCGTGATAAAGTTCTGCATTTCTTGCACAACCTTATCAACGGGGCAGTCCAACTCCGTCTTTTTCGCAGCAAATAAAATTTGCCGTAGAAAGAAGACTGCTTGGGTATCTGCCTCGTCCATCAGACTGCCAGAACGGTGAAAAACCAGTAAGTAGAGTCCCCGCAGAAATTGCGGGATCGCTACGCCTCGTGAGCTCCTCTTCGTCAGAGGTAAGCCACTTGGAATGTACTGGCCATTGGACAAACATCTATCTAGATGCTTGCCAACTGCTGGGAGGTCGACAAGAAAAACTTGTATACCTCTTTGCTTGACCGTTCCTTGAAGACGGGTGAGATCTCTCTCAAATTCCATCTTCATCGTAGGGTAGGCGTACAAAGCGTCTTTGAACAACGCTTCGTATACCTTCATTAGCTCATAAACATGCTTTTCAAACATACCTGGATTAACTCCTGGAAATGTTTCATGCATGCTCACGAGCACATTCACAGAGACGCTGGGGGTCAAGAAAGGGTCTGGAACTTCACGACGAGTGAAGTTAACTACTCAGTTACCTGAGCACCATGTACCTTTCAGTTAGGACTCCCAGTTGAGCAACGCCGTCAGCAGCGCGTTCGATGACAGGATGACCTTGTCGGCCACCGCATCACCGAGCGCAACTGACGTATCCGAAGCCAGGACCTCGTACACGAAGTAGAACTTGCGTTCATACTCCGGTACGGCTCCTGCGAGGAAGATCGTTTGCACAACCTCGAGGTTGTGGCGATCGTACTCAGGCCGTGTCGATGTCGCCTTCACTTTCGTGTGGCGGATCTTCACGACGTACTTCGACGTTGAATCTCGGAAGAGATACTCTGACGAGTACGCTTCTTCTCTGATCTTCTTACAGGTGATGTCACCACCAACCTGCGGAAGAACGAATGTGTCTCCAAGCATTTGAGCACTCCTATGGGATAGTGTCCTAGGGCTTATAAGCCTTTAGGACTGCTAGAGCCCCTAGGATCGACAACTGACGCTTCGTGAGAAGCGCCAGGGTAGGTAAAGGAAACGGGATCACAGGAAAGACTGGAAATCTTTCCTTCCGAATCATTTCCTCCTCATACCACCCAGAAAGGGTGTATTGAGAAGGGATTGGGCCTGAAACGCGTGTATACTCCGACTTGGATGTCGAAGTGCGCATCAGGCTGATTCGGCCAAAGGTCAAGCCAAGTGCATTGTTACTAGCTTTGAGACAAGTCCCAACGTTAGTAAACCAATCCACGAACCAGCTCCATGGTTGTAATTCCCATGCAGCCTCGAGGGCACCGTAACTGTTGATACCTGCGGCACTAGACCATGCTAACCTCGAAAGAGGCGCATAACCTAGAGTCGGTAGTTTGGAGTCCGGAACGAGTTTCCACTCGGCCGTACCCCAGCTTTTGGTAGTCATCGTCACAGCTCTCTGGCACTGCAGAAAGAACCGAATCCCGTGACAAACGGGAGTCGTAACTGTTCTGCTGCTGGCATTGACCAGGCTACAGCGTCTCCTTAAAGTTCGACCATCACGAAGAGCATAGAGCTCCTGCATTCGGTTATTCACCGAACGCTGGAAGGTATACAACTTCGCGAGGTCACTGACTAGGGGAGCGATAGCCCACCGATAGGTTAATTCCCAATCGGAGGCTGTTCGCACAACATTTCGTGGCAAGTTTCCACGTGTCACGAAACGCTTCAGAGCCGCTTGCTTCCTCAAATTAATGAGGTTGCGGCCCCAATTCCTAACCAAACCAGGGATGTCCTTCATCTCGCCAATAAACGCCGGAATGTTCACTTCAGGTGAACTCGGGTTTGTTTTCGCGAGAATCTCCCACGCAAGGTCGTTAAGCGTTGCCATATTATAGGCAGGCCACGCCCCGCGCGGGTCATCAGGTCCAGGGTGATATTGTATGGGATAACCCACGAATTCACCAGCACCTGTGACAGTAGGAAAGTGTGTGAAGGTCCGGACGAGGTCAAAACGATTGCTCGTTTTGAATTCTCCCACGGTATCTGCACAACTTTCGTACGGGCCATGAGTGATACACGCGTAATCTTGGAGATTACCGAATGCGTAATAAGATCCGCATTCCATAAATCTTCCATCGTTAACGCGCGTACGTGCACTCATGGTCGGCATCCTCACAGTCGAACTTCCTACAAGGGTGAATGGAATTCTTACCGAGAGATTATCTCAGTTGAGAGCCGGCGAATTGCCG